GATGCCTGTGCGGTCGCAAGCTGATTCTTATAGCCGTCCCTCTCCGCCGTCAGGGAGTTCACCTGCTTTCCGGCCTCCGCCATGATATAATCAATCTGTTCCTGTGTCAGTCCTTTTTCCTTGAGTGTCTCAGTCTTAAAAATTGCCATGTTGCTTCCTTTCTCGGCTTTTTCCGATGGGTAGCCGTCCATCTTAAAAGTAGGCTTTTACGGCAGCCACGCCAAAAGGGTATAAAAATAACACACATTTCTGCGTGCTGATTACTGATTTTGGGTATAAAAATACCACCTATCTGCTGACGGGTGGTATTTAATCGTCCCTATGGTTCGGACATTGCAAGCATGTTTTTTTATAATTTGGAGTTTCTAACACCCTCTCGGGAATTGTCCATTCTGGTGCCAGCCCTTCCACATTCATGTGGATGTCATAGCATATTCCTTCATCAATTTCCGCATCCATTAACGGACAGCTAAGTTTTTTTATTGCCATATTGTTCTGCCACCTCCCTTATTTTCAGTGTTGGCTCATCAAATTGCTCTTTCTTAAATGCGGTTCTTATATTTCTATTTTTCACATCCACATACGTCGCACCGTTAGGGCTGTAATAATTTATAAACTGACCATTCCATCTTGTAAGAGAAATATCCGCTTCTTGGATAAACTTTTCTGCGTCGGCTCTGGTAACTCCGTGTAGGCGTTCGTCATTGATATGCTCCGTATCGTAAGTAAATCCAGAGACATCCACTTTATCTGGATTCAGTTTCGGAACTCCTCGAATCTTCGCTTCTGCTAGCTCTACCTTTATTCTATCATTTTTCTCCGACTCTTCAAGCCTTTTCTGTTCTGTCTTTGTTGGTGTAAACCGCCCGCGCAGACCATCTTGTGTGATCCGCTGCTTCTGCTCTGGCAGATGCATTGTCTTTGAAAAATCAGCATATTTCTGCAACTGTCCCTGATACTTGGCTTTTTTGAGAATAACATCCTTTTCATCCGCGCCGCCCGTCTGCAACAGCTTCACCTGCTGCCGGGTCGCACGCATATTCCTCTCCATCTTGCGCTGCTCCTGTAACGCCTCATAAGTGGTATAGGACTTGCCGTAATAATCTTTCGGAGTATTTTCTTCATCCAGCATCTCCTGCAGCTGATCGTCGGTATATGTCCGCGTGGACATACCAGGGATAAACGGACTGTAATCATGATAGCAGTTTGCTCCATGCAATCCAGTCACCGTACCGAGTCCGCAAACGCTCTGAAGCTGTTCCATCGTCCAGACCCGTCCTTGCCAAGGTTGATGCGATGGGCGGGCACCCACATGATAAGAAACCTCATAGCTGTTCGTTTTGAGGTCTGCTGCCACCTGTTCGTTTATCTTACCCTGCACCTGCCGAAATCCTGTTAAAACCGCTCTCCTAGCTGCTACGTCCACGCGGCTGTGAACACCGGAATCATAATCAATCCACCGAAGTCCTGAGTTCGTCATGCGGCTCACGGTACGCTTGAGGACAGTCCCATAGTCAAACCCGCCAGACTGTATATCCAGAACAGCATTATCCAGCGTGGAGCGGTAGAACGTCATAAGCGGCGATGCCTGTATACGTCCATCAGGTCCGCGAATCGCGAAGCCCATTGAACCGGCGATATTCTTATATTCTCCCGAAAGCTGAGACTTGACCGCTTCGGTCAGCCGGATGAGCGGCGTGTTCTCTTCGAACGGCAGCATCTTGACGCCGGATGCTTTGTAGGCTCTGGAGTGCTGATAATACTGCTCATACACTTCATCTGAAAAAATGTGTTCCATTTCCTCGTCACTCTTCTGCAGTGTTTCTTGCACCCAGTCTTTTATTTCTGATTCTGCCTTTCCGAGTTCCTCCAACCTCCGGATCTGCCAGTCAGACGAAGCGGTCGAAAAGCCTGCGTCTTTGATTCGCCTGGCAACATCCGACATGATCCGGATCTCCAATTCTGAAAACAGATTTCCAGTTTTCAGCGCCAGTTTTTCAAGTTCTCCCTGCGTCACTCAATCACTTCCCCTGTGCTGCTGATTTCACTGATTGCAGCTTTGGCTTCCTCTTCGGTTTCTCCGTACCATTTCATTCGGTACTCATACAGAGCCATCGCACCCATCGCCACATCCGCGCGGTCATTATCTCGTTCGGCTTTCGCATCGACCACAATGGAATCATCCCACTGGAAGGACAGATGATAGTCTCCGGCAGGACATAAAGAATAAATGTCGCACCAGAATGCCATCGCATCCACCAAATCCGTCAGTGCCTTCTGCAGGGCTCTCTGACAGTCTGAGATGAAATCATAGGATCTCTGCTTACTGGCTTTGATTTCCTCCGCCGTCTTGTCCGTGTTGTTTGGATCCGACAGTGTACCATAAGCCAGATTACAGCGGAACTCAATCAGGCGCATCTGTTGATTCCATCCGTTGTAATAGGACGAATCACGGATAGCCGGGGAAAAGATCTCCAGAAGTGGCTTATCCTGCGCGCCAGCGGCATATTCGACGCCCCTGTACAGACGTTCCTTGCCGCCCGGATACTCATAGCTGTTTGTATCTGGATTGTATTTAAGCAGGCTCTGAGCGATATGTACCGCTGTCTCCTTGCTGTCATACTCCCAGTTGATTTGCATGTACCGCCGATCCGCATCCTCTATCTGCTTGATCGCCCGCGAATACACCGACACGCCCAGAGGACTGCCGGAATCTCTGTTATTTCCAAGCGGTACGGTAAAATACCCGATCGGAAGTTTCTGGATCCCTGAAAACTGCATTTCTTCTGCCAGTTCCGCCCATCTTGGCACCGTGCCGATCGGAACCTCCGTCCCCAATATTCCCTCCGTCCGTGCTATAAAGACGTGGTTTTTGATTGAGAGCACATCCCCACTCAGACTATACAGTTCGATGCGGCTGTAAATTTCATTGCCCTTCCGAAACTGATCCAAAAATGCGCAGCGCG